ACCGATACCTGTCATTGAAATTCCAATTAACGCATCTTTTTCAGTTGTTCTTTGCCAAATTGGTCTTAAGTAGTGGAAGTTTGTATATCCCGCCTGTAATGTTCCAATGAAAGACGCCGCTCTAACTCTATCTTCATAATCTTCTTGAGATACAACGTTAGATACGTTAACCTCTGTAAGGTTACAGAATTGGAATGGTCTCAAAGCAATTTCACAACAAGGGTTAGTTCCCCAATCTTTATCATTACTTAAGTAGATACCAGGTTCTCCTGCACCACTTGCTTCAATTCTCTTCCATAAATCCATGAAGTAGTCTTTGGTGATTTTGTGTCTCATCAAAACTGCAGAGTTATTTGCTCTACCTCTTTGTGGATTTGTTTCCCACCAAGCTCCACTCTTACATCCAATCATTTCTTCGTCAGTTGCTGAGAATAATGAGATAAGAGCAGCTCTTCTGATACCACCAGCTAATACTGCATCCGCAATATGACAAACCATATCATGGACTTCAATTGGTTTTAGTTTTTCACCATCTTGTTTAGAATCTAAAATTCCTTCAACTTTAATCAAACATTCTTTTAATGGTTGAGGACCAGGTGCTTTACCACCTGATGTGATAAGTCTTGCCCCTTTTGGTCTGATATCACTAAAGTCAAATTCTATTTGTGAACCACCGAAGAAATATGATTTAACCAACACTTTAACAGCGTCAGCCCATCCTTCGATAGAATCGGCTACTAACCATCTTCTTCCTCTTTCTTTATTTGGTTTTCTGATTTCAGGTAAAGCATCAACGTGATGTTTTTGTACTGAATAACCAACACCTGTTCCACCTAAAAGTAAGAACATGATTTCAGAGAATACTCTCCAATCATCAATCGGTGCGAAGGCACAGTTGTAAATTCTGTTTGGTGAAATCTCAATAGGCTTTCCAGCAAACTGCATTGACCTCATTGATGGAAGAACTTGTTTTCTGTAAACATACATGTAGTTCTCTCTAATTTCTTTTTCTAATTGTGGATATTGCTTAATATGCATCTCCATGTTTCTTGTGACCAATTCTTGCCACGTTTCTCTTCTCTTTAACTCAGGGATATACTTTGCGTATTTCATATACACGGTAATATCTGATAAAATCCTGTTTGAAATGTCCATTTTGTAAATTTTTAGGTGTAGATATTTTATTAAAAAATCAACGATTTTTATGATAAATATGTGGTCGAACACCAATCGGCCAGCAAATTTAATAAAAAAAAATAAGTTTTTTGTGAAAAAAGTGTATATTTAATTAAGTAGATTTTTGCTGAGATTCTCTCTCTTTTCTTTTCTCAAGAAGTTCCTTAACTCTATCCCTTTTTCTTTCCTCTTGTTGTCCCTCAAATCCTAAGAAGGTAACTGACGATTCAGTATCTATTTCAAGAAGTTCATTGTTGAACTTGCAGTTTTCAAAGACAACTCCGTCTTTACCAAGACGTGACTTTGTAATGGCAATCGTTGCTAAGTTCATTTCCTTTTGTTGTAATGACTTAGCCACAGTGATGATTACGTGACCCACCTGAGCCTTTTTGATGGAACCACCCATTTGGTCTGTAGTCACAACCTCAGATGAGATTGAACTTCTATTACCTTGAGTTGCTGTCCATCCAGCAAGATTCAACTCATGACACATACCTTCAAATCCTCTCATTACAGAACCTTCAGCTTTCCACTCATCCTTAGCACTTGATTCAGGGAGAACACAATCAATATAATCCAATAGAATCATATCAATCTTTGTACCATCAGCAATAATCTTTCTAACTTGATTCTTGATTTGATTCATGGTCATACTATCAGAAGCTAACTTCTTCAAGATTAACTCATTCTTCATAGTCTCTTTAATCTCAGTTATCTTACTCATAACAACATCTTTGTGGAGAACCAAATTATCTGGTTCAATCCCTGTCCACATTGTAAAATGTTTTCTTTGGATAATCTTTGGGTTGTCCTCAAAAAATATTTGAAGAACGTTATAACCCATGTTAAATGCTGTGTTGGCAATCTTACATAAGACTGTGGTTTTACCAACCCCCGTAGGAGCTAATATAACCCCAATCTCACCCTTCGCAAGTCCACCCTTAAGTAGTTTGTCGATTCCTGTAATACCCATTGGAATGGGGTGTCTGTAGTCTTCGTCGAGGACTGTGTCCAAGTTATCGAATACATCTGTCTGACCTTTCTCAACCTCACCCACTTGTAGAGCTTCTCTAATAAGTCCTTCCACCTTGTCGTAAGATTCAAAGTCACCTTCAGTAATAATCTTTTGTGATTTGTCCATCGCCTTCTGTAACTCTTGTTGTTTACAGAATTTCAACGCCTTCTCTTGAACAAAAGATGTTCCTTCAAACGGAGCATCTTTAACTTGTTTAAGTGTGTCCAAAACAATCTTGGCAACAAGTTCTTGAGGAATCTCAGATTTTACAATCTGTTCTAAGGTATCAAAAGTAGGTGTTGACTCGTACTTTACATGATACTCTTTAATCATCTGTATGATGATTTTAAAGTACTTGTTGTCGAAGTATGAACTCTCAATAACATCCATAATTGAATGTGAAAAATCCTTGTCGACAACTATTTGGTTGAGTAACTGCACCTGAAATGTGTTCCCTAAATAATCAAAATTCTTGTTCATAGTTGTTTTAAAATATCCCCTCTTTTATTAAATACTTACTTACTTGTTTCGAAATCCAAATATTGGTAAGATAATTTGTTGTTTGAAAAAATGTCAGTTAAATCTCTTAACACATCTTTCAAAAATGGTCGTACGTCAACCGTATAACGAACTTTTGGCGGAAACAATTTTCCATCAAATTGTCTATGACAAATTGTCTGTTCTCCAACTCTCACAAAAAGGTTAAATATTTCAGGACCATCTGTGAACGATGTGTCCATAATTTTTGGGTCATGACTGATTGCATCTCTGTTGTCCATCATGTAAACAACTGTTTTCATCTTAAGATAATACTGTAACTCTTCTTTCAGAGCTTTGATGTACTCATACAAGTCCACCGAGTTCTTCGCCTTAGGGTTGAAACCTCTAACGTTGAAGAATCTTTGTACAACAATGTTGTCATTCAAAGTCAAAAGGAATTCCATTTTGGTGCTGTCCATTTCTTTCATAGCGTTTTAATTTTTGTTTGTGTTTCGTTTTTCTGTTTTAAAAATATCGTCAATTTTTTTTGTTATTCCTAAATTTTCATCTTTATAAAAAATAACAGTATGTTTGTTTTTTACTTCTTCATCCGTAAAATAATATAACGCCAATGAATATCTACAAACATCTTCAGGTGTATTCAAAGGAACTGGATGACCGTGTGGTGCATCTTCGATTGAGAAGATAACTGCTCGATTAAATATCGGTTGAACTTCGAGTTTCTTTTCCCAAGTTTTTTTATCCCATAACTCTAAGTTTCCTTCCCATTCTTCCTTCCAATTTTCATTCAAATAAACTAAGACATTTAGTTTTCTCATCCACTTTCTTCCAGGATGTTGGTTGTAATCAATGTGAATAGAAAGTTTACCTCCATTCTTAATCTTATGTATTCCACCCCCAAGCATTATTGGGTCTCTGTATAATTTTTCAAACCCTGTTAGATTCTCTAAAAAATTTATAAATGGTTCTGAATTCATATATTCAGTAATCATGTTTGTAATTGGGAGCTTTTCTTCAAATTCATTCATGTCAGTACTATCAGTTGGATAGTAGAACTTATTTTTCTGATACTCTTCTACCCAATCTTCTTGATTACAATACCATTCATTATGTTTTTTAATCTCCTTTATACAAGACTTTAATAATATTTCAGGTAAGAAATTATCAATTACAATATACGGAAAAGGATTTGCCGTCTGATACTGTATTTTTAATTTGTCCGATAAACTATAATCTATCATTTTTTTCGTTTTTCTTTTCTTATTAATTTTGTGAATGGTGTAAGGAAGTTAACCCAAGCCTCGTCATCTTTTGGGAGGTACTTGAATAACCCATCTTCCATCATCATTCTCATTAGGTTTTTATATCCCCTGTCGGTGGGGTCTATTGTATCAGTGTAAATTTGTTCTACTAACGTCTTTCCATTATCCGTAATTAGTGGGTTTGAAAGGTCTACAATTTTTTTATTTGTGTTATAAAACTCTTCTCCAAGTATAGTTGATTTTGTCTTCCCAGTCAAAATATTCAATAAAGTTTTAATGGGTTTCTTTTGCGGGATATTTCGTGCAATATCGAGTAATTCTTCGATAGTGCAGGGTTTTTCCTGCACTTGAGGAAAGTATTTTACTAAAGTTTTTTCACCAAGACCTTCAATTCCATCTATGTTGTCTGATTTGTCACCTGTAAAGATTTTACAGAGTAATACGTTGTAGTGAGGTATCTCTACCTTGTTGATAGTAATATTATCCCCAAACCTATAATACTGTTTTAGTATAGGTGAGAATATAGTTACTCTTTCATTAATTAATTGGGTTAAATCTTTGTCAGCTGAGAATATAGTAATCTCTTCGTTTGTCGCAATCTTACAATAATAAGCAATTAGGTCATCAGCTTCATTATCATTCATTTCAACTTGTCTCACAAAAACTTCTTCAAGGTAATCCTTAACTCGAGATTTTTGTTGTAGATATGAGATGTACTTATCATCATTCATATCTTGTCTTCTGTTTGCTTTATACTGAGGATAAATTTGTTTTCTAATAGATGAGTTTGAACTTCCGTCCCAAAAAACAACTACCTTGTCTAATTGTCCTTCGTCCAAAAATCTGCGAATAACATTAATAAAATGATATACGCCGCCAATGTGAGACCCATCATTATAAAGTTCTTTAACACCGTGAAAGCCGATTTTAAAAAGGTTATCACCATCTACCAATAAAGTTTTAGACACATAGTTTATTTAAAT